GGATTATCCAAATAGAATGCCACTTCATCGCCGTAATCTTTTTTGGAAAATTTAAACCCAATAGTGTCTGATATTCGTTTTGCAAATCTACCGTACAGTTTTTCTTTACTGATATCATCTTCATCGTCTTTGAACGCACGAAAAGTTATTTGACGCAAGGGTTGTTTGCTGGAAACCATCTGTTGTAGCCACTCTTTAACAGCTTTGGTCACTGTGGCAAAAATTCTAAATTGATCACCCTGGTCGGTTGCTGACATTAAACCATCAACCTTAAACACAATCTCCCAGGCATGCTCTTCGTCAAAGGCTTCGAATATTATCTCTAATTTCTCACCTCTGTCAATTTCAGCAACAGCTAATTTTTCATCCTCTTCGTCTACTGTCCATGTGAACGGATATGGGTTATCCAATGATTCTGCAATCTTAGATCTTTGGCTGATGTTTTCATTGACCTGTGGTTTTTTGAGGTGATATATATCCGCACTCATATCGGTGCTTACTTTCAACTCGTAGCCAGTTTCTCTGGCAAACTGTTTAGCGAATCTGCTGTATAGTTTTGATCTGCTATCATTGCCGCGAACCTTTTCGGCACTGAACCAAATGCTTTTCACATCAACGTTTTTGCTTGCCCACGACCACCATTCTTTGACCGCAGCAACTACGGTGGCAAAGATTCTGAATTGATCGCCCGTGTCAGGTGAAAACAGCTTATCGTTTAATTTGAACACTATACCGTACATACCCGACCCGCTACCGTCTTTGATTTGTATAGACAGTTCACCGTCTTTTGCCAAGCCAAACCACTGTTGTTCCGTTTTTGTATTCCAGCGAACAGGATATGGTTGATTCAGTGCTTCGGCAAGTATTTCAAATATTTTCATTTAAGTTATCCTATCAAGAAGCCATATCCTACCCCGCCGGCCATCTGTGTTGCTAATTCCGTTTCCAATTTTTCCATTTCTTGTTGTGCTTCGCTTTTTAGTGTATCACCATTGAGTGTGGTGCCGCCGCCTGGTCCTGCAATGGTACTGAACTTGCTGCGTGCTTCCCCTAACATGTATTTGCAATTTGCCAGTGTATAATCTTTTATCCATTGATACACTTTGTAATCTCTGTACAATTCAAAATCTGGTCTGTAATTGTATGATTCCAGCAGTATTTCTTCGTCAGCTCTGGGTCTTTGCAGTATGGTTAATTTTTTATTACTGGTGTTCCATGTGAACTCCATGAAACTGCCGAACATTCTTCCAACCAATTCCTGTTGCTGGGCAAACATGTCATATGTGGCAAGGCCGCCTATACCACTGCCAGCCAACAGATATGTGTTGGTATATGCTAGGTTAAACGGTTCAAACAAGCTGCCACCGTCAGCGCTGCCGCCTAATCTGCTGCCTATGCTGCGTCTGTATACCTTGCGGACTTCGATAACTTCTTGAGGTAAAATATACTCATTTTTGTCCTGTTCAACGGGCAAAGTGAGATAGCTTTCTTCAACACTGTTTTCGCTGCGCTGTCTATATCTGTTCAATGTTTTTTCCAAAGCAGTTTCGTAGTGGATAGGATCAAGTTCAACATCAACCATTCCGCCGCCTAGAAACGCATTAACATAATCGAATATTTCTTTCTTTTGAGTACTAGTGTCTGCCATGTTATTCTCCGTATAGTATTTATGCTAAATATGTATATGCCAAGACTAAGCCTATATAGACCAGAGAAAAGCAACGACTATGACTTTATGGACAAGGTTGTATTTGAACAATTCACCACAGGAGGTACAGATGTAGTGCTTCACAAATATCTTGGTCCAAAAAACACCACAGAAGAAAATGCCACTGCTGAACAGCCAGTGTATGATGCTGTGCAGGAAACCAATATTCAAGATTTGCTTTTTTTAGAAAACAGAGATAGAAAATACGACGAAGATGTATACACAATTCGAGGACATTACAATGTACAGGATGCAGACTTTGATCTCAGTCAGTTTGGCTTGTTTTTAAGCAACGACACACTGTTTCTCACAGTGCATATCAACAGCAGTGTAAAAACCATTGGCAGAAAAATACTCAGCGGCGATGTTGTAGAATTACCACATTTAAAAGACGAGTATGCATTAAACGATCTCAGTGTTGCACTGAAAAGATTCTATGTTGTAGAAGATGTAAATCGTGCAGCCGACGGATACAGCCATACTTGGTATCCTCACTTGTATAGATTGAAGTTAAAACAGATTTACGACAGTCAAGAATACAAAGACATATTGGATTTACCTGTTGAACAAGGCAGCGACCAGACACTGAGAGATGTGCTGTCCACTTACGAAACAGAGTTGCAAATCAACGCTGCTGTGATTGACCAGGCTGAATCAGATGCACCACTCAGCGGGTATGAAACCAATCATTTCTACACTATTACACTGGACAAAAACAACGAAATTGCGTTGGTAAGTGCAGACACCGATCAGTTGACTGCTGACGGAGTAATAACCAGCGATGCTGTGTTTCAAACTCCGCAGCGCAGCGGATACCCTGGTTATCTTGTAGGCGATGGATTTCCTCCAAACGGTTCACCGTTCGGCACAGGCACAGGCTTTCCAGCTGAAAATGCAGAGGGCGATTATTTTTTAAGAACAGACTTTGTGCCTAACAGACTATTTAGATACAACGGAGAAATTTGGAAGAAAGTCGAAGATGCAGTGAGAACCACTATGACACGAACTGACACAAGAGATACACAAAAGGGTACATTTATCAACAACACCAATGTTAACACCATTGGCGGCGAACAAGTCCAAGAGAGACAGCCCATTAGCAAAGCATTGCGTGCAAAGGCAGACAACTCATGAGATTCTATTATGACGGTCAAATCAGAAGATATCTCACACAGATTGTGAGAGCGTTTAGCAATTTTGAATACAAAGACGGCGACAACCAGCTGAGAACTGTGCCTGTGATGTACGGTGATATTACTAGACAGGTTGCCAATATCATAAATGAAAATTCTGAGAATAAAATACCCAGTTCTCCAAGAATGGGTGTGTATATTACCAACATAGAAATGGATAGAAATAGACTCAGTGACAGCAGCTTTGTAAGCAAAATAAATGTAAGAGAGCGTGAATACAACAACAGCACAAATGAATACGAAAATACTCAAGGAAACAGTTACACTGTAGAGAGACTTCATCCTACACCATACACACTCAGTGTCAACATCGATATTTGGAGCACAAACACTGAACAGAAATTGCAAATAATGGAACAGATATTGATGATTTTTAATCCAGATTTGGAGTTTCAAACCACTGACAACTACATTGACTGGACCAGTCTCAGCGTTTTACAACTGGAAAACATCAACTGGAGCAGTAGATCAATACCAGTGGGCACAGAAAGTGACATTGACGTTAGCACACTGGGCTTTACTGCACCAATTTACATAAGTCCTCCTGCAAAAGTTAAAAAATTAGGCGTTATAACAGACATTATAACCAGTGTGTTTGATCTTGACACAGGCACAATTGCACTGGAAGGATTTAATCCCGACACCGGCAACGAAACAGCAGTCAGCCCAGACCAAACTACATTGCCTGATGACTTTTTAGGCAACGACGACATAAACATAGACAACGACGGCCCGCTGCCTGGAGCAATTACATTGCCCGATGGCAGTGTACAATACCCAGACGGCGCGGTAGAAAAGCCTGATGGCACTGTGATTTTGGACGATGGAACCACAGTGGATAATCGCAGTATCTATATTAATCAAATAGTAAAAGTAAATCAAAACAATCAAATAAATTTAGAAAATCCTCTTGCTATGAGTTATAGAAATTATGCTGTGTATGTGGAGAACGAAGTTGCATTTCTTGCAAACAGTTTGTCGTCGACCAAGGGCGATGTCAACTGGCGCGGAGTATTACAGGCAGAAGGCTCGGCAAGATTTCAGCCTGGTATAAGTCAGATAAGATTAAAAAGGTCTGGTTCAAGACAGTTTGTCACTCCTATAATCGGAACTTTTGATCTCAATCCAGACGACGAAACTGAAATATTGATAAATTGGGACGAAGACACACTGCCTGCAGATACTACAATCAACGGCGTATCCAGATCTGATGGCACAGTTGATTATATAATAAATCCAAGAGGATTTAATCCCGCGCAGAAAAAATCCGCAGGTCTTAGATTGCTGCTGGTAGGGCCTTTGGGTTATAAATCTGAAAATAAATTTACAGCAAATCAAAGCAGCACAAGAATTGACACAGACATTGAATATTTTGAAAATGCAGTAACTTCCGCTGATGGCATTGATTCAGGCAGTGATTTTCCCAGCAACCCACAGGTCGGAGATCTGTTTTTATTAACCAATGACGATAGAGTTTATCAGTATACCAACGATTGGAATATGATCGAAAAAGTCACATATCACCAAGTGTATGTGAACGATCAGTTGGTTTCCAGTACATCGCAAAACATCGACGGTGTATACACTATATTTTTAGACACTGCGTTTGAAGTAGGTGACGAAGTTAGATATGTTCTCAGCTTGAACGAAGATGGTCCAGATGCATGGAAAAACACAGACGGAACTGATTTCCTGGCTGACATTTATGACATAGTCGAATGGGACGGATCTCGTTGGCACATTGTGTTTGATGCCAGCGAATATCAAGACACAGACGAAGTGATTATAACCAATCTTGCAAAAAATCAGCAATACTGGTGGACTGGATCTTATTGGCAGCTCACAGTTGACGGTTGGTATCCAAGAGGAACATGGGATATTATTTTATAAAATATATATTTGTATGAATAAAATTATTTGCAGCGGCGCACTGTTTTATGCATTGGATACCAAGCGTTTTTTATTTTTGCATAGAACTCAAGGCAAACAGAAAAATCTCTGGGGTTTAGTAGGAGGCACCACTGAAGACCAAGAAACTCCATGGGAAGGTTTGCAAAGAGAAATTAATGAAGAAATCGGCAGTGTTCCTAAAATAAAAAAGGCAGTGCCATTGGAGACTTTTATTTCCAACGATCAATCATTTAATTTTCACACATATCTCTGTGTAGTAGATAGAGAATTTTTACCACAATTGAATCACGAGCACAACGGATACGCATGGGCCAGTTTGCACAAATGGCCCAAACCTTTGCATTACGGTTTAAATAATACACTGCGCAACAAAGCAAACATGACCAAACTGGAAACTGTTATTCGACTGATTGACATGATTGTTTAAACAGATCATAAAGCCAATCAAAATCGTTTATACGCTGCAAGGCATCAGGGTTGTCTTTGTGCAGTTCTCCGTACTCTTTTCCTTGTTGTGCGCCAAGTATGGTTTCTTTTCCGTAATCTTTGTCTGCACCTCTAGTGCACCATGCGTTTAATCTAAATTCAGTTTCGTTATCAACTTGACGATCAATACTCCTACTGGCCAATTTACAGCACTCTCTAAAACCGCTTTTCCAGGCATTGAATGCATCTGTGTTGAACACAGTGCTGTTGCTCATTGCTGGCACTGCTTTGAATTTATCGCTGATACTGGTTGTCATGTCTGATGTATCAGTGCTCATGTTCAGTGTTAATTCAGTGGGCAAAAGTTTTACACCGCCATAACCATAAACCAAATTGTTTACTGGATTGAAACTTCTCCAAACATGCACAGTGTTCCTGCCATCAATGTCGTAGTGTGCCAGTTGGTAATCAAAATCAAAACTGTCCAGCAATTGCGCATCGCCGTCAATTACCCAGAACATGTCTGTGTTTGCCAACTTTGCTGCTTCTATGTGTGCTTGGTGTATTCCTTGTACACCATGCACTCTCATTGCATTGGAATATCTCTGTTTCAGCAATTCATAATTTTCATCAGCATTTGGTTCATTGTAACTGATAAACACAATGTCAAACGGCACCGGATCACTTGCTATTGTAGTGTATTCTTTTTTGTTTGCTAAGAATCTAAAGTCGATTTCTTTTTTAGACAATTGTATTTGTTTGCTGGTAAGAACAACCCCGTCGTAGTATTCGCCGTTGAGCCACACATGATTGATTTGTCTTTCATACCGATTGTGATGATCTATGTAAAAATTCCAATCAAAATCTTCTCTCAAGTGTATGTCTGGGTTTATAATCCAAAACATCTCAGTTTCGCTGCGTTCAAGTGCTTGTAAATAATCTTCATAGGTTTTGATACTAAATCGATCATAAGGCTTTGGCACACTGGCAACAATGTTCCATTCTTTTTTGTTTACTATGAATCTGTGATCAATTTCCTTTTCACTTACTGGACTGTTTTTGCTAAACAGCACAACACCGTCTCGTGATTTGTCATTGAGAAACACATGATTGATGTCTCTGTCAAATTTATTATAATGAGTAAAATACAAATCAAAATCAAAATTTGATTCTACTATAACATCACTGGGTATACCCCAAAACATTTCAGATTGAGAGTTTTTCAGTGCTTGGGTGTAATCTTCGTAGCTGTTGATGGTAAAACGATCATACTGTTTAGGACGACTTGCAACAACATCCCATTGCTTTTTGTTGGCAAAAAATCTGTGTTCAACTTCTCGTTTACTAACTTTGCTGTTTTTACTGTAAAGAACTATGCCATCTCGATGTTCACCGTTGAGCAACACATGATTGATGTTTCTGTCAAATCTGTTGTGGTGACTGAAATACCAATCAAAATCAAAATCCGATTCTACTATAACATCATCAGGAATACCCCAGAATAAATCAGTTGTGCTGTTTTGCATTGCATGGAGATAGTCATCATAGCTGTTGATGGTAAAACGATTATACTGTTTAGGATTGCTTGCAACAATATCCCACTGCTTTTTGTCAGCTATAAATCTGTGTTCGATTTCTTTTTCAGTAACCGGACTGTGCTTGCTGTAAAGAACAACACCGTCACGGTGTTCACCGTTGAGCAACACATGATTGATGTTTCTGTCAAATCTGTTGTGGTGACCGAAATACCAATCAAAATCAAAGTCTTTGGCTACTTCCACATCACTGGGTATGCCCCAAAATAAATCAGTTGTGCTGTTTTGCATTGCATGGAGATAGTCATCATAGCTGTTGACAGTAAACTGATCGTAACCCCGTGGATTACTGGCCATGATTCTTATTTCTTTTTTGTTGGCAAAGAATCTGTGTTTGATTTCCTTGTCACTGATAGGATAGTGTTTTGGCAACAACACCACACCGTCTAGTTGGTCTATGTTTCCATTGCCAAAAACATGTGCAAAATCATGACTCCAATCGTCAGGATGATATGTGAATTTGAATGTGTCTCTCACCACAGTGTCATCGTAAACAATCCACAGCATATCAGTGCTGCTGTTTTGCATTGCAGTGCGCACACTGTCGACCACATGCACATTCTCGAATTTTTCTAACAATCCTTGTATCTGCTGTGTATTGTTGCCCACGTAAAAAATATCAAACCGATCTTTGCCACAGTAAACATCATACTCGCCAAAAACGTGAATGTGCTGCTTAACACCCATTGCAGTGTTGTCTGTAGGGACTAGTTGACACATGTCCCAAGATTTCACTTTCCTGCTTTCTTTGTAAACATAAGGAAACGCATGTATCTGCACAGGCTCGTCTTTTTTGGGTTTGAAATACCAAGGAAAACTGTGATACGCAGTCACATCACTGTGCACCAACCATACATAGTCATGTGTGTGCTTGTATTTTGCAACTTGACTGTGATCTGTTACATCCTGTGTGCGCACAACAGGAAATCCATCAAAAATTTTATTTTTTAAATGATCTTGGCCATTGTGCACTGGCTTTGAGAATTTTTCAAATCTGTCTATTGCTCTCATAATATATTGGCCTTAACTCCATAGTGTGCAAGTTTTATATCACAGTCCACATAAACATCAATACCGTGATTCTGTGCTTGATTGCAAAAATATATGTCTTCGCCGCCAAATGTATCAGTGTATTTGTTGTATTCGTGACTGTGCCACGGTTTGGGCAACTCACTGTATACCTGTGCATCTACCAACATGCAACCCATGCCAACTGCCCATACTTGGGCAAGACCAGATGTGTTGTCCAATCTGAGCTCTGTGTTGTTGGAATCAACAAAAGCCACACTGCGTCTCGGTGAATACCTTGTGCTGTAATTGCCGGCCACAATTGACTTGCGGTGTGCTGCCAGCTGCTCTACTACGCTGGGCGGGAAATGCATGTCTGAATCCAACCACAACAAGTGCGTTGCACTGTTGCCAACAGCTTGTTTGACCAGTTGATTGCGAGATTCTGCAATAACACTGCCACAAACAACGTGCAGGTCAAAATCTATTTGTTTCTCGACCAGTCTATTGGTAAGATAACAAAGCTGCTGTGCAAAGCCAGTGTGAACTGTGTCACGAGCAGGAACACATATGCCTATTTTCATGTTAGTGTGTTGTTGACAGTTTCCTGATTGAGATCTTTTTCAGCTTCAATAGTGAGTTCGTTGAGATTTCTTGCAGTGCCGGTGGCTATCTTTACTGCTTCTTTGAAATCTTCTTCTCCTAGCGCAGCCATGGCCAGCATGTTTTCAGGCTGCACTTTGCCCAGTGTTAATAGATCTGCGCCTGCAAGATGACCAAAATAGTTT